TTCTTGCCATGCTCAATGCTGTTGTTGAAGTAAGCCAAGCCCTTAGCCGCACTAAAAAATGGGCTAGCACAATCAAATGTAATTTGTAGATTTGGATTATGATACTTTCTAATTGCTTTTTGAATATCAGTAAAGATCACTGCATATTCCAAAATACTGGTACCCAAACAATGAATAAGATCGTGCTTACCTTCTTCAAGTAAACCATCGTGGATTATATGGACCAAGCGTTTTAAGGTAAGATGAATATCAATTTTATTCTGACCACCAAATGCCCAACCATTAAAATAATTGTTTGGATAGATATTTGGATCACAATATTTCTTCATTTCTTCATACCAAGCATCACTTTGTTTATGATCTAACCCCTGCAATACATTTAAGAACTTGCATTTACCATTGCGATTTTGAATAAAGTATTCGTTATTGATGTGTGTAGCAGTAATAGCCTGCTCAATAGTTTGTATACCGTGAAGTGATACACCATTTTTGTCTTTCATATCATAAGTCTGTAGAGACTGTGACGGAATATCTAAACACATGCCATAATCCATGTATGTGTCCATCCAATTTAATACAGCTTTACGTTTTATCATAGCGCGTGAACAGTTAGGATTCTTCCAATCAGCCGGCCATTGACCTTTTAATATTTGAAATCCACCACTATCGCCCAACATAAAAGTGCCTTCTTCACGTTTGCGAATAATGCTTTCAGCATGGTCGTCAACAGTAGTATTTAAATTAGCATGACCTGCACTATACAACCCCCACTTATAATAGAATAAACCTTCTTTACTATTAAGAAAGTTTAGTTTTTCTACATCGCCATTAAACCCTGCGGGAATGCGCTCATTAGGGAAATAGTTTTCCCCTTCACGTTGCTTACCTAAACCAGCAATATAAAAACTGCTGACTGCAGGTAAGAACAATGCCCAATCAGATTTATGTGTTTTAGTGAGGTCTACTTGTTTCATTATTTCTGTTGTGCCGGGAATAGATACTGATAATCAGCAATGCCACTATCTACTGTTACTTCCGCTGCCCCTTGATCGCTAAAGCGAACTCGCTTCTCTCCAGGCAAATCTACGATAGAAGTAAAGACTTTAATTGGATAGCTCCAAGCCTTAGATAACTTGCCGCAACCAGTAGCAAAAACAAAATTGCCTGAATGATTAGACGGATCACCAAAATACAACCGAATATCATTACCTTCACTTTTGATAGTAAATGTATTTTCTACTGAGTTAGCTTGAGACTGCTTCTTCAACTTAGCGATTGCGTCGATAGTTGGCTCAAACTCAACATCCCATTTTGCACCCTTAAATGCAACTGGCTTAACCTTATCTTCGACCATACTCTTAGCCATTAGCCTATAGTCGCTGATAAAATCCTTTGAAGCAGTTTCAAAGTGGATGTTAGTTGGTTCATTGTCTTTGTTTCGAGTAATGGTGATGATAGAAGTATCATTATATTCATCAAATGAAACAATGGTCTTTAATGTTCCTAGATTTGGCATACCGAATGTGCCGATTAAATCAGCAATGGGCTTCTTAAAGGTACCATTAACAACTACGGTCTTATCTTCTGCTAGTGCGTGGATATTAGTTTTGGTATCAGAACCAATAATCTTAAGCAAATCAATAACTCCTAAGTTATTAGTATGCTGAATCAAATCAAGTAAATTATCTTTCATGTTTTTCCTTTGTGTTAGAATATTTAGGCATCCGTACTATGTAATATAGTGGATTTTAATGTGAATGTCAATCTGAGTTTATCCGAATGAGAATAAATCATCAAAAGTAGAGGTTGTGTTAGTATTTGACTTTAAATCCCAATTCAGCACACTTAGCAAGTTGCCGATCTTTTTATCAACCAATGTATCTTCCATTAACGCATCATCAAATGGCAACTCAATAAACCATTTTGGCAGTCGCAATTCATCTACTGGATATGCGATACTTGTGAAGTTGAGTGCATTAGAACGTAGTTTACAAACGATAATTTTCATTCCATCAACTATCTTCATAGAATAGTTGTCGCCATTTACCCTACGCAAATAGTTCCAGTTGAGTGCTGCTCTAACATGCCCGGGCATATTTGCTCTGCCAACTTTACTAACTGCTTCTTTTTCACCATATGTAGTAAGATTGTTTACAGACTTGGGTGAACCTTTAGTCCAACTCTCCTGCTTAGCCAACTCAATCTTGAACTCTTTGATCTTCGCAATTATATCTTCTCTAGTTGCACCAGCGAGGACCATTTCAAGTACTTCCATTAAGAATTTCTGAACATATTTGGGAGTATCCGCACGTTTAAGATCAAGACCCATAGCCTTGATGTCGCCCAACTTTCCATTTGTATCCTTACGCTTGCCTTCTTTATCAAAGATGTTAATAGCATAACGCTTCTTGGTAATAAACAGACTACGATCACCAATTAGTTCTCTTCCTGCTTTAATGATTTCCCCGTTCTTTCGTGGTGCATGAAACGCTTTTTCCATGAAACTTGGAAAGCCTTTATTAATTTGTTCGGCAACTCCGTCATAAATTTGAATGGCAATTTCTTTACTCCATTCTTGTTTACCCGCTACCACTTCATCCTTTAACAAGGGCCAAGCAGAAAAATAACATGAGTCAGTATCACCATATACAATGCCTTCACCAGTATGATTATATTCGCCCGTAATTACTTCGTTGATATGTGCGCTCATATGCTTAACGATCTGTCTACCAGATAAAGTTACTGACTGTCCAATACGTTTGTCATAAAAACGGCAATGCTCATTTAATAGTGCGCCATATGCAGAGTTAAGCAAAATTTTACGAACTAGCTGACGCTTATCCCAATACTCTCGATCTTCTTGCGTAGTAGATTCTTTAAGATTTTTTTGCATTACTTTACGATCACTGAACCAGCGAGTTAGCAATCCTGGAATCACTCCTTCAGTTTCATATGAAAAGATTGTACCATTAGCACTGAGTATGTATGGTTTATTAGAGTCAAAGATTATCTTCCAAATTTCAGCAGCACTCATCTCTTCTGATCTACCGTCATGATAGTCTATCGTAATCATAGTACCGCGGTCTTGATTCATGACTGAATTATATTCCAAAGAACCAAATAATCCTTCCCACAAAATACTACCTGTTTCAGGGTCATCATCTTCTTTATAGCGTTTCTTTTCACTAGCCAACCTTCTGCCTTTATCAAGCATATATTGATCAGTCAGTGTTTGTCGTAGCTGACCTACGATAGTTTCTGGAGCCATATTAAGTGATCTAATTACACTAGGATACAGACTGTTAATGTCAACTGCTGCTACCCATTCATGAATACCTTTCTTTGGTACAGCAACGTATGCACCGGCAGCCGGTTGGGTTTCTACTGCGTGAGGATTTCGTCTAGGCTTGTCAGGAACTACAACGCCACGTTCATGCGCTTCATTCATAATAGCCATTTCAATCATAGCTACAGAACCCATAACCGTTGGAAGCAATACAGTATTTTCATGTGCTAGTTGATTGGCTAATTCTAGAAATTTTAGCTTATTGTGAATTTTAACAAGCAACATAGTATCTTGTCGGTTATATTCAATAAACTTCTTAAAATCCTTATTATATAGCTGGTCTAAGGTACCTTCATACTTTGTTTTAGTCTCACCAACTTCCATTTCACCAATTGCATCTAATGAATAAGAATGTCGTGATTCATAGTTGTATTTTTTATATAGTTGAAGATAGTCTAAGTGAACTCTACCAACTAAGTCATATGTTGTTTCTACTTTGCCAAATCGTTCATACTCACGGACTTTAGGCATCTGACCAAGCAAACAAAATTTGCGAGTATCATCCTTACTCATTACTTTAGTGACACGATTAACCATATATGGTATATCGTATCCTTCTGAGTTCCAACCAGTTAGCACATCACTATCTTCAATTAATTGAAAGAATGTTTCAAACATTTCTATTTCACTAGTAAACAGCAAACAATTTTCAAATTGATTTACAATGTCATTGGCTGTTTCTTGGCTCATGTGCTTTGGAGCAATCACTAGCGTTACTAACTGATCTAGCCAATCTAGATACAGCGAAATTGCGGTAACTGGATTAAAAGGGTCATTGGTCGGAGAGAATCCTTTTTCTGGATCAAAATCTACTTCAATGTCAAAAAACACTGTGTGTAATTTCGGTGCGTCTGATTTAATGTAATGTTCAGACAAGCATCTGAACACAACATTGATATCGCTTTCAAATAATTTCTTATTAGAATGGATACGCTTTTCTTTTTCAAACTCCGCCCTCTTGCGAGTAGAAAATCTACTCACAGGATCGCCAAACATAGAGCGATACTTACCCTTTGGATCAGAGTAATACAGCACATAGTTGGCAGGATATTCATTGTAGGTACGCTTACCTTCTTTGGTGCGCTCTACAACAAATATCCTATCATTATCTTTAGCGTGTACCGCGTCAATATATGACATTAAAGAGTCTTACCTACTAGCTCCAAAATAGTATTCAAATCTTCATTTTCTTTATTAGTTTCGCCCAACTTAGACTTGTGTGCCACCTTAATAGCCTTTTTTAACACACTGGGTTTAATTTCCAATTCTTCAGCAATAGCCTTAACAGTATCATTTAAACCCTCATTTAGGGTTTCCACTTCTTGCATAACAGCTAAACCTTCATTGATCAATTGTGTCAACTTGATCTTTGCTTCATTATTAAAACTGCGAGTCGTCGTCATAGAATCTCCTTGTAAGTTAATTATGATATACTAACTGTACAAAGAAGTCAATATACCTGGAATAAATAAAAGTGTAGTTCGCGGATCTGAGAAATCCCAACTACTCTAATGCTTTAGAGGAGCACCAGCATGTTTATTTATTATGTTTATGCCTACTTGAGGAAAGACGGTAGTCCCTACTACATTGGCAAGGGACACGGTAGAAGATGGAAACATCGCAAAAATGAATTTTTTCAAACTCCTAAAGATAAAAATAGAATAGTATTCTTAGAAACCAATCTTAGCGAAATAGGGGCACTCGCATTAGAAAGGAGAATGATTCGTTGGTATGGTCGCAAAGACAATAATACTGGTATATTACATAACAGGACAGACGGCGGTGAAGGAATGTCCGGGTACATACAGTCGGCAGAAACCCGCGCTAAAATAAGTATTGCTAATAAAGGATTTAGATATACACCAGAACAAAATGCTGCAAATAGTGCTAGACAAAAAGGAAAGAAAAGACCAAGTCCTTCACCAGAAACACGCGCTAAAATAAGTGGCGCTTTAAAAAATCGTAAAGGTAAACCGCAATCAATTACTACTAGGACAAAAAGAGCCGCGTCTCATTTAGGTAAAAAATACGGTCCTAGATCATTAGAGGCACGTATTAACATAAGCAACAGTTTAAAGGGAAAAAAGAAACCGCAACACATCATACAGTGCCCTCATTGTAATACATCAGGCGGAGTAGCAAACATGAAACGATATCATTTTGCAAATTGTAAATTATCTATTGAAAGATGTGATGGTTCTTCTCACCATATACCTTAATATATTTCCCAGCAAGTGCATCTGCCATTACTTCGATTGGACTCCCGGGCCAGCTATCACCGGGTTTAATCATGCCAATCTCATCTTGTCTCCAATGTACTAATTCATGGAATACTGTTCTAAGTATATCCACTAAGTTTCTATTCTTAGCATATACCCAAACTGTGCTATCCCCGTGAACATGTCTACCAGTATGATGATTGTCTTGTGCGTCTTTGGTATCGTAGCTTAGATCAATACCGGGCATAGATTTAATGTGCAATCTTCTGCCTGCCCAACGAGCAAATTTATCGACTTCTTGTTCTAAAGAAATATCGGTATTTTTATCATCGGCCAATGTGTGCATGAATTCTTGTGAGCGCATTATAGTATTTATCAGCTTTCTATAATTCTAAATATACCGTTCCAATCGGCCGGCGCTTCTCCGTCCATTCTTGCTAGCATCGCATCATAATACTTAGCTAGACGGCCTCTCCATGCATGGTCGCGTAATCCGCTAGATTTGACATTAGGTAGCCCATTAATATAAAATCTAGCAACCTTCCAATGCCCCTTTTTGTATGCATCTAAGAATTTTTTCTGTTGGTCAGACCAAACTGAGTTGTGATAAGGAGGAATTATATAAATTGCGATTGGTGGCATATCCTTATTGAAAGTAATCGAATCTAATTCAATAAAATAATCGCTGTCGGTTGTGACAACATTGGCAAGCAACTTAATGCCGTAAATTTCAGAGTACTTAATAAGGAGGTTGTCTAATTTCTTTTTTGTTTGATAACTACACAGTAACTTTATGCCGTAGGAATAGAGAATATTTAATAAAATCCGTATATCGGAAAATATCTTCATACATATTCTCATTCTTTTTTAATTCACTACTCATATATTATCTAACGTATATACTTGGCTCAGTATTTGGCGAAAACTCAGCGTGTAATGCTTTCTTAAATCCTTCTAAATCTTTAGTAGCCATATTTTGCATTACTTCACGATCAGCTGGTTTAAGTGTCAAATATCTCTGAATAAAATGTCTGGTTACATTTTTAGGAATCTTATGCTTGGCTCCATCTTGAAATGTTACAAGGTAATCACCATCAACATCTAATGCTTTACGTAATTGCATTATGATATGCGGTACGCGATCTTGATCAGGATCTACGGGAGTCTCATCCGTATCCTCCCAGTCGTCGTGCTTTTTTAGCTTTTTTGCAGGCTTCTTTTTGTGTTTACCTTCAATTAAAAAATCTTCGCTTTTCATAATAGAGTTCCTATTCTAGTATTTATCAATTAGACCCAATTTTCATATATCGGTCATATTCAACTTCAGGATCTTTTAATGGAATTTCTCCTAAAAAGAATACTTTTCGTAGTGGAAATAAATCGTCAAATTTTTCAATTGAGGGAGTTCGGGTAGGAACATCGTCTAAGTTGTTTCGACCTTGCATAACTATTAAAACATTTTTTGGTATGTTTGTCAACCAATCGGTATCCATATCATTCGTAGAACAATTGATAACCGTAGCCGGCTCTTCATAAACTACGTCTTTAGCGTCTTGATGCAGTAGCAGTAGCCTGCCTTCATCATATAAAGGTTGTAGTAATTTTTCACTTTTATCCAATAAATTTTGATCAGTTTCTACTAATACCAAATCGTCAAAATTTATACCAGCTTGTTGTAAGAATATACCAATGTTTCCATACCAGCTGCCTAGTGCATAAATTCTACCTGCTGACTTTCCTTTAAGTAATTTAGCTAGTTTTTGACACAACCACATTTTACTATCTACTAGATCAACTGTAAAACTTCCTTCTAGTGTATCAGGACTTTCCTCTTTTAGGTTATATACTTCTTTGTACTGTTTAGGTAAGAACTTTAATTGTCGATGCACATCTCTAAGGTTTTGTGTTATTTCTTTCCACTTTTCTTTAGAGAGTTGATCTTTGTATTCTTTACCGTATAAAAATCCCGATTCTACTTTAGCCTTTAAGGCTAAAAAATCTCGCTTTTGTTGTTGTAATTTTTTTAATTCAATTTTTAATCTAGGCTCTATATCTATCCTATCTAGATTAGGAACTATTTTAGGTCTAGGATCAGTGTGATCTGTAGTTGTGAACTTACCATTTTCAGATTTAACTACTTTATGTCCAAGTTTATCTGCTACTCTTTTAGCTACCGAAAGAGCATTGTAAAATTTACTCTCAAGTAGAAATTCCGTAAACTTCATTAGTTTTCATTATTCTCGTTGCGTTTTAAGAGTGGCGCGTAGCATCCAAGCTTGCTTAGTATACAAGTCTTGTAACTCTGCCATATAATTAGCAATACCTTGTGCATTTTGTTCAGTAGCGACATCAAAAATCTCAGTTACTAGTTCTGTCATCGCTTGATAATCAGCTAAAAGTTCTGTTAGCATCAACTGAGCGCGCGGTATCATTGGCTGTTCTTCAATTATACTTAACTCTAACATTCTACTTAATGTTTCGGGAGTATATACATTTAATGTTCTGATATATTCAGCAATAACATCTATAGATTCATAAATCTCATCGTAGAACTTGTTTAATAATTTATGGTATTGAGGGAAATTAGATCCCTCAACATTCCAATGAAAGCCGTGTGTCTTTGTGTACACAACAAATGTGCTGCCTAACAGTACTTTTAACTGATCTGATAACATATTAATTCCTATTTTATACTATCTAAGGAGATAGCGTTGCCGCCAACTGGATAAATAACACCATCTGCTGCTTGTGTAAATCCTATTTGACCAGGCTTTACGTGATTGCTAGTCCATGGACTTTCCATGATAGGACCATAGCAACTTGCTAACTTAGCACCGTTGACTGGTTGAGCCTGCACTTCGCATGGGAACGACCACATGTTCGACATGCCTGTTTCTGGCGTTGTGCCAATTGTGAATGAACGAAACGCTGCTGGTGCAACTGCCCAACTTGGTTGCTGTGGGTAACTAGTCTCTGCCGGGACACCAAACAATGACCAAACAGTTTTCTTTGTGTGATCTGGGGTATCGCAAGAACCATCTGCATTAACGGTGCGCTTCATTAATTTTAAGTTGGCAATTGAACTACCATTAAGAATTGGGCATACTGCCATTCCTTCTCTAAACTGTTTGCCGTTAACAGTCATCATCTTACCAGTTGGTGTAGTTGGAGATGCCGCACATAATGCATACTCACCCTTGCAGATACCAAGTGTGTCCTGAGCTTGTGCTATACTTACAATCAAAAACAATCCAAATAATGCCGATACCAATTTTTTCATAAATCACCTTTTGTTAATCATATCACTGGCTTTATGTTGCCAAATATTCGGGAATACGCTGTGTACTATTAATACACCTGCTATTGCCCATGCCCTTAAAAAATGTTTTCCATACGACATATTTATATCTGTTAAGTGCGCCATACTTTAAATCCTAATAAGTCATTGCTGTTGTTCTTTTAAATTTACCTTTTGTTTTAAAAGGACCGTATTCTTCCTCATATGTGCCACCTGGCATGCCACCGCCACCAACACCTGCCGAACCACCGCCCATGCCAGTACTATTAGTTTCTTCTAACTCATTTGATTCATAGCCAAGAATTTCTAAAGTACCATCGTTTCTCATTCTATCAATATATACTTTAGCTATATCATACATTGTTTTTTTGCCTATCCCCAATAAGCCTAAATCTTTAAGATTGGGTTCTAACTTTGGATTATCATGCATTAATTCAGATACTATGTACGCTATTTCCGTCATCAGTTTACTTTCATTTGGAGCTTTGGGTAATTTAATTAATTTCTTTTTTACCAAATCATATAATAGATCAGCTTTAGTAGGAATCATTTTAATTAAATGACCACCTACAAAATTTGCAGGGATAATTTTTCCTTCGTCTAGTTCGTGACTAGACTTAACTTCCACTTCATCATTAGGAAATTTTTTTTTATAATCTCGGGCCAAACGAACTAGTGCTTCAAAATCTTTTTTTGTAACCTTAGGCCTACCATTAACGATAAGGGTATAATATTCTTTAGTAAAGTCAGATGCCCTCACTTTTTTAACCCCTTCATAATAGAACTTTCTTTTTTTAATCCAGCTGGTGCAGCTTTGTAATTTTCAGCATTGTTCCAAGTATCTAACTCTTTAACAACTCTTAAATGACCACCCTTCTTACCAACACGTGCCATACGCTCTCTGATTTTGGCTAGTCTTGTATAGATGTCATCTTCCCAATCTTTTTCTTCGTACTCATCTTCTGGTATAACTCCTGTGCGTATACCAAAGTCTATTTCATCTTGTGTTACATTTTTCCAACCAGGGGACGGAGTATAGATGTGATCTTCGGCAGGAGTCATTCCGCCAAACATTGCGCCCCACTCATCAGCATCGCTATCATCATAGCCATCTGAAGTTTTTTTACCAGGATTGATATGAGTTACATTGGTATTTTTCTTACCAAAACTAATGCTATGGTTACCGCTTGGCTTACCGCAGTACACACAAGGAGGTCCGGGGCCCAATCGATCTGCTGCCTCGGCAGCCCTGCCCTCTTTTGTCCAAAAAATACCTTCGCCTGTTTTCTTGTTTATTTTAGAGCGAACTATCCCTGGCTTCGAAGGATCTTTTTTCTTGTCTTCCTCTAATCCTGCAGGTTTTGCTTTATATAGACGAGGTGCACCACCGGAGTAACCACCTGAGAATATAGATGGACCTTCTTCGATCTTGTTGTCTTTAGCCAATACAGTATCTAATACTTTTTTTGTAAACGCAGTGATATCAGCATCAGTGATTGACTGTTCTTGATTGTCACCGTATTCTTCGGCAACTTCATCAATTACTCTGCTTACTGCAACTTCACCGAATTTTTCAATCAAATCGTCATGTGCTTTTAAAATACGGTTCATTAGCATACTTCTTAACTTATCTATAGATTTTGCAGATTCTTTTAATGATGTACCACTAGCACGATCTTGCGGACCAAAGTAATTAATCAATCTTGCTTTAATTTTAGATCCAAGTTCTTTGTAAGGTACCGCTTTACCTTTACTGAATACTTGTGCTATTAGGGTATTTTTTGGAATAAGTGTTAAATAATTTTCAGGATACCAAGCACTTGGACCTACTTCATCATCGTGCATTATATACAGTGTATATTGGTAAGGTTGTCCCTTCATCCTATGTGTGTCTCTTGACATTACTACGGCAGGACAGTCACTAGGGAAATGACTTCTATTTGTTTTACTTAAATCAGCTACCCAAACAACATCGCCGCGACTAAATTTTGGTCCGCCACCGCCACCGCCACCGCCACCACCTCGGCTGACTGGTGGACGGCCACCGTCACCTTGTTTAGGAGTCTGAGAAGTTTTTGAATTAATAAATCTCGGAGTTTCTTTAAATTCATCTAGTGGCTCTGAATCATCTATTTGACTTTGGATGCTACTAATCTGATCTTTGAATGTCTCATCCAATCCATATACTGAACTTTCTAAACTGTTAAAAGCCTGACTTACTTCGGCGGCTGCACTTTCAAATGCTTGCATATCTACGCCTGATTGTTTAGCAATCTGCTGTACTTGAACAACTATTTGTTGCACTTCACCTTCAAGATATTTAATAGCTTTGGTAGCTTTACGTGCTTGAACATATCCACTTTCTAATGCTGTTAATTGTGATAGCAGTGGTTGAGCAGCTTCGTTTAACGAAACAATATCGTCAAGTCTAACAGTTAGAGGTTTTCCAGTTTTTTGATTTACTATCCTCACTCTATCACCACCATGAAAAATATTAGTAATTTTATATTTGTTACCTAACAGCCTGTCTTTTATATTTTTTAAACTAACCAGTTGACCGTTAGTAAAGGGTAGCTCAGCAGCTCCTAATTTTTCATCATATTCTTTTACATGCTTTGGCTTTTTACCAGCTTTTTTCATAGCGATAGCAATTGCTGCTTGCTGCGCGGGATTAGCGGCTTCATCCATAGCAGACTCACTTTTATTTCCCCAATTTTTTGCACCTTTCTTGCGGCACTTGACTAATGCGCCACTAGCATATGCACTTGGCCATACTTTATAGCGAGATTTTACTTTATAATAACAAGCATCTTTTTTTTCATTAATCATTGATTCGGGATATATTGCTCCGCTGCATTCAGGGCACACTTCATGTACTTCATTAGTTTTCTTTTTTGTAGCAACATTGATAGCTTTGCCGCTACGCTCTGGATTAGGATCTTCTCTGCGCTTTTTTGCTGCCGCATATTTACGACCCTTCTTACCTAAATTATGTGCTTTACTTTGTGGCAAGCATTTTGGCTTACCCTCTTTACTGCTACCTCTAGCGCATGAGCCTTTTATTTTGCCATCAGGACCAAAGCGTACCCACTTTTCTTTGAACCATTTATGCAAATCTTCTTCTAAATTTTCTTCACCTATGGTCGCGGCTTTAAATCCTGCGTTCCATTCATCTGCTGCTTTATGATTTTTTTCAATATAAGGATTATGAGAAATATCACCTGCAGTTTTTGGTGGATTCTCTAATGCCTTTAATCCAGCATTGTAGCCATCTTTATAAATTTTTGATTTATTATCTGCTTCTTCCAACCCGGCTGGCTTTGGCTTATACCATCGTCTGCCACCTTCACCGCTAGCACCTGTAGGATTTTCATTAGGAGTTTCTTTTAAATCTTCATCACTTTCATCTACCGCACCTCTGAACTCTTTATCTTTTTCACCACCGTATGGATTAATTGCTGGGGTTTTTTCTGCGGTAAATGGACCTGAGCTAGGACCAGATTCGATACCGGTATAGTCTTCTTTGGCAAGTCCTTTTAAAATTGAACTCATCTTACTTTGCCTTTTTCTTCTTATTCTTATTATCTAGCATACCTTTCTTGTTAGCAGTTGCCCAAGCAATATTCTCTGCTTCTTTCTTTGACTTGCCTGCCTTTTCTTCACTCTTCTCAACGTGTTTAACAAAACGGTCAACTTTTTTACCTTCGGACATTTCGTCGGTTTTTCTACGTCGAAATTTTGAATCAGGCAGGCCGCTCCTCCAATCTTCCGGAGCCTCTATGTCATTCCCATTATTTTTCTGCGCGTCCGCCATAAGAATTATCCTATATACCATCTGACCTACTCTGTCAAACTTAACATTATTGTTGGTTGCCAACATTTTTGAAAGTACTTCATATGCATACTTTTCTCCCTGTATACTGTCCTCACCAAATCTGTCCATAATTTCTCTATAAATTGCTATGTACTTAGGTATGTCTCTTTCTAAATTGCGTTCTGGAAAATAGCTAAGGAATCTGCTGTCGTCGTCATCATCTTCTTCATTCGTAATTCCACCCGCAACTACTCCGCCAGTAAATGGGCGTTGTTTGGCAAATTTACCTTCCATAGCATCCGGGTCTCGCTCCATCTCTTTTTTACTAATCATATAATCCATAACACTAGTCATCATTCCTTTAATAGCACCAATTTTTTCACTAACCCATTCTGGAAAATGATCTTTTGTGGATAAATGTTTATCTAATACTGCTGCTGCTCGGGCAATAGTATGGAGGCTGTTCTTTAGTGTCTCTCCTTCATGCTCTGCACGATCTGGATCATGTTTGATTAATCCAGTTTTTTGTGTTCGACCCTGACCCGGAATCATAATCAAATCTGTTTCTGCTAAATCAATTTCTTCTTTAAGGCTATCTTTAACTTCTTGTTTAGTTTTCTTATACTTCTTCTTAAATTCAGCTTCTCGCATGTTCTTTAAATCGTAATCTAATTCTTTCACCTTGCCTTCTTCAATAATAGAATTAGCATACGGGCCCTTTTTCTTGGCCTTGCCCTTGATTACTTTTTCAGCTGGTTGAAGTCCGCGAACATTTACAGACTCTTTAGTACGTGTATGTACTCTTCCACCGTTCATTGACATAGCTACAGGGGCGATAGAACCTGTTACAGTAGACTCTATTATTTGATTGATTTTCATAGTATGATATCCAAGTTTATAATATATTTATCAATTTATTAAGTTTGTGGATATAAAAAAGCCCCTTTAAAGGGGCTTTAAACTTATAGTTTTAGTAATTATCCTATTAGGATCTTTGACTGGCGTCCCTAGTCAAAAATGTAGTATTAAAATTTTCAGGGTTAAAGAACTCCCTAATAATATCTATTACCACTTGATTATTGAACTCTTTACAGGAGAATACGTCAATATAACCATCCCCCGAATCATTGCAAAAATGAGCGCAAATATTGCTAGTTTCAATTAATTGAACTAGCGTATACCCTTCTTTGTTTCCTGAACCAAAGCGAATAACTTGTGGTTCCCCGTAAGCCACCATATCAATTCGTTTTACAAGTTCTTTTGCAAATGCTGTGATATTAGCTGGGTCTGTGATCTTGCTTTTATCACAAGCAGCGCAGTCTAAAATTAGATGATATCCCCAATATTTACTCATAATCAAGTACCTGTTGGTAATGTTACGTTGCCATTACTGTCTGGTTTGGGTGCTTCATTCTTTTTGGTTTCAACATACATTGGCCCAATTGTGTTAAGCAAGTGTTCTTGATTTTCCATACAGAACACATAAGAGCCCGAGTGACGTAACAATACGCGCTTGTCTACCCAAATCTTACCACCAATATCGCGCCAGTTTTCACAGAATGTCCAATCTTCAGAGTAGTATCGATTCTGGCGAACCGCAGTATCAAAATATGTTTTTAAATATTGATCGTACTTGGGATCAAGTCCGATATCATTCTTGTACTGCTTGACTGCTGGGTGAGAATTTAACTTACCAAATACATGCTTTTTCATCAATAAGAATCCAGTGCCGGCCTTGCTAACTTCCTGTAAGCCATCCGGGCCTTCTTCTGCACCGTCAAATCCATTAACTACCCACTTAATTGGCATAGTCTTCATTGGATACAAGCCACCGATAACATCAACGTCACGGTTTAAGAGGACTAGTAAATGCCATGGTTCCCAGCCAATGTCTGCGTCAACAAAGAACAAGTGAGTTGCGTCTGGCATATCTAAGAACTTAGCAGTAAGTGTGTTACGCGCTCGGCTAATAAGAGACTCGTTAACCATAGTTTCTAACGTCCAGTCGATACCTAACTGACGAGCAGTATTGGCCCACTTAATAAAACTCATAAATGTTGATTCTGTCAACATTCCACCATAACAAGGCATTGCTATGTGGACTCTAGTAGTCTTTAAAAAGTCTACGTTGACTTGTACCTGCCCTTGCTGAGGAGCAACAGGTTCTGCTGCCGGACCCACAACAGGTGGGGCAAAACGTGTAGCCTGGGTAGGGGTAGCGTTTGCTTGCTTTGCGATTTCCTGTAACTTTTCTACAGGGATTTTCTTTTCTGTCTTAGCTTTCGCTGATTTGTTTGATTTCTTAGTCGCCATGATATCCTCTCAAGTTGTATCAATATTTAATACGATACAAGTGAGTGCAATTATTTTTCTGGAAGATAATCGACTGATTCGTTTGTAGTTGGTGGATTTTTAGTTACATACTGTTGAATTTGTGGTTTATCTCTTCCGTTTTTAGTTAATACCATTACTTTGTAGTAACCGTCTGGGTTAGGACCAATAATATCAACAATTTGTTTTTCGTAATTTTTACTAGCAGTTTGGGAAGATTTTTGATTTGTCCCTTTACTTGCATTAGTAGTCTTAGTCAATTTATCATTGGAAGTAATTTGGTTGACATAATTGGGGTTATCCCAATCTGTATCCTCAGATGCAGAGTTTTGCGGTAAAGCCAACCCTTGTCTACCTTGTTGTATAGCTGTCTGTGTTTGGGGACTCATTGGTTCTCTGACACTAGGAATTCTATCCTGAGCAGCAGCCGTTCCACC